ATCTGATGCAGCAGGTGGCACCTCTGGTCGTTGGCAGGCAGAGAAGTATAAGTCACTTCTTTTCCGCATCGAACAAGCAGCTAATAAAATCGCAAAAGACACCCGTCGCGGCAAGGGCAACATGGTCATCGTCTCCACAGACGTTGCATCAGCCCTCGCAATGACTGGTCTTCTCGATTACAACTCAGCACTATCAAACAACACGAATCTCGTAGTTGACGATACAGGCAACACATTCGCTGGTGTGCTCTTCGGACGCATCAAAGTCTATGTTGATCCATATTCTGTCAGCGGTGCAGATTATGTTGTGGTAGGTTATAAGGGAGTAACTCCTTATGACGCTGGATTGTTCTACTGCCCATACGTTCCACTCCAGATGGTACGTGCAGTTGATCCAACAACATACCAGCCAAAGGTTGGCTTCAAGACACGTTATGGTCTCGTAGCAAATCCATTCGCAACAGCGGCAGGTAATGGTACTCTATCGAACGGAACAAACGTATACTATCGTAAGTTCGTCGTGTTGAATATCAACCAGTAATAGTTTGCCAAACTTATAATAATAACAAGGCAAAGTGACTCGGGGTGGATTCGAAAGGATCCACCCCTTTTTCTTTCCCTAAATATAATATGGCTAAGATAATTCTTTTATCAGACTTGAAAGATCTGCGCAAACAAAAAAAGCAGGAATTGAAATATTACTCTGAGCGATTAGAGGAATTAAACAAAAAACTATTCTTTATCAAGAAAGAAATCGAGTTAACAAACTTTATTATTGATTTAATTGAGAGAGAAAAAACCATCGATCTACGGAAACTATTAGATGACAGCATTAACACGAAATCCAATTAATACAGATTTTCTTCAACCGCATAAGTTTCAGATGATCTTTGATCGTATGCCTGACGTAACTTACTTCTGTCAAGAAGCAAATATTCCTGGCATCGCACTCACAGAAGTGCAACGATTCACACCATTTGTTGATTTGTTTTTGCCAGGAGAAAAGGCAGTGTATGATACGTTCAATACTTCGTTTCTTGTAAATGAAACAATGAGTTCATGGTTAGAATTGCACAATTGGATTCGTGGTGCAACGTTTCCTACTGATTTTCAAGAATACATTGATTTAGCAAGAACAACCAAATCGTCCTACATGCAGAGTTTAATGAACAATCGCAGACCTGTAGTGTATACAGATGGAATCCTAACAATTTTTTCAAATAAGAACAATCCTAGGATTCGTGTTAAATTCCACGACATCTTCCCAACTTATTTGGCGTCTCTCGCTTTTAATACTGGATCAAACGCAGAAGGCGTCATAACTTGTGGTGCTTCTTTTAGATACTCTTATTACGATATCGATATCTTATAGAGTATCTTTAGAACGTAGACATACTTATTATACCGACAAAAATACAATTAGTCAACCTTTTTTGTAACTTGTCTTCATTCATGAAATATAGTATGATACAATCATTGTACTCATTTCTATTCATATATGAAAATTGAAACTCCTCCTCTTGAAGAACTCATGGCGCAATGGGAAAAAGACTCTGAAGTAGATATTACAGAGCCTGGAAAAGAAATCTTGCGTATTCCCCTTATTCATAACAAATATAACAAATATTTGTCAGTACATAATCTTGCTGCAAAAAGAGTAGGATTAGAACTAGACAAACTCAAGCGATTGAAGTGGATGTATTATACAGGTAAACTTGATCAAAAAGAATTGACAGAACTTGGTTGGGAGCCGTTTCGATTTACACTTAAATCTGATATTCAAGTTTATTTGGATGGTGATGAGGATTTATCAAAACTTAAACGCAAGAAAGCCTATCATGAGGAGGCGTCTTCATTTTGTACAAACGTTATGAAAGAACTTAATAATCGTACTTGGCAGTTGAAAGAATATATGGGCTGGGAGAAATTCATTCAAGGTGCTAGATGATCGATCACGTTGCGATTGAAAAGGTTGACAACATATATGTACAGGTTCATGCAGAAGATTCGATACTTCAAGAGATGTCTGAATTTTTTACATTTTCGACTCCTGGGTATCAATTCAGTCCAGCGTTTCGTAATCGACACTGGGACGGAAAGATACGTCTGCTCAACTTACGCACGAAACAAATTTATACTGGATTAATTAGTTACATAAAGGTTTTTTGTAAACAAAAAAATTATTCGTTTGAAGTGATCGATGAAGAAACAGAACTTCATCCAATCGATACAAAAAACCTAGCAAGCGCACTCTCACTTCCCATAGAGCCACGAGACTATCAATATCTTGCGTCAAGTGTAGGTCTTACTAAAAAAAGAACAGTGCTTGTTTCGCCTACTGCGAGTGGAAAATCGCTCATCATATATATGATGATTCGTCAGTTACTGAGCACAGGTAAGAAACGAGGATTGCTTATCGTGCCGACAATCAACCTTGTCACACAAATGCACTCTGATTTTCAAAATTACTCGAGCAGTAATGGTTGGGATGTGGAGAAACATTGTCAAAAAATATTTGGTGGTGAAACAAAGATTCCAAACAGCGATTTAATTATCTCTACGTGGCAAAGTATATACGACATGCCCAAAAAATACTTCTCACAGTTTGACTTCATTATTGGTGATGAGGCGCATACGTTTAAAGCAAAGTCATTGACAAGTATTATGACTAAACTAATTAATTGTGATGTGCGTATTGGTACAACAGGAACACTGGATGACAGTAAAGTCAATAAGTTGGTTTTAGAAGGATTATTCGGACCTGTATTTAAAGCCATCTCTACAAAAGAGTTAATTGAACGCAAACAACTAGCGAATTTTAGTATCAAATGTATTGTATTGAAATACCCTGATGTAGTGTGTAAAGCGATCAAAGGATTTACTTATCCTGATGAGATGAATTTTTTGACTCAGCATGAAGGTCGAAATAATTTTATACGAGATCTTGCAATAAATCTCAAAGGAAATAGTTTAATTTTATTTACTTATGTCGAAAAACACGGTAAGATATTATATGATCTGATAGGTGAAAAAGCAAATAGTCGTAAAGTATTTTTTATCCATGGTGGGGTTGAGGCAGAGGATCGTGAAGCAGTGAGGCATATTACTGAACAAGAAAACGACGCAATCATTGTGGCGAGTTATGGCACTTTCTCGACAGGCGTGAACATTCGCAACCTACATAATATAGTGTTCTCTTCTCCAACAAAGAGTAAGATTCGTTCTCTACAATCGATTGGTCGTGTATTACGATTAGGAGATAACAAAGATGCAGCGACACTTTACGATTTAGCAGATGATCTTAGGTATGGACCTTATACAAATTTTACATTGAAACATTATGAAGAAAGAGTGAAGATATACAGCGAGGAAAAATTCCCATTCACTACAAACAATGTAAGGATAAATTAATGTCAGAAGAAAGAGAATTAAAGTTCGTACGATTTAAAAATTTGCCTGATGATTTAGTTGGATGGGTAACATATAAGGAAGAGTGTATTCTGATTGAGATGCCACTGAGAGTTGAGATTGAAACTGTATTTGAAGAGGGGAGACAAACTCTTGCATTGCAGGAATACTTACCACAATCGATTATACAACTACGTGAAGTAGAATTTCCATTAGATGATGTGATGTTTTGCACTCCAGTCCGCGAAGAATTTTATGAGCAATACGAATTCGTCAGCGATTTTTTCTATAATAATCAATCGAAATTTCAAGAGACCTTGAAAAAGAGAAAAGAAATGATTAAAGAACATATGGAAACTCATGAGAATGTAGTCTCAATCTTAGAAGCATTGAAAACTAAAAAAGATAAACCTATACACTAATTTATGGTAAAAAATCACTATATCAATAACAAAGATTTCCTCAAGGAAATGACTGCATATCGCACATCTATTCGCAAAGCAAAGAGACTTGATCAACCAAAGCCACAAATTCCTCGCTATGTTGCTGAGTGCTTCATGAAAATTGCTGAGAATCTTTCTCACAAGCCAAACTTTATCTCTTATACTTTTAGAGACGAGATGGTCGCAGACGCAATTGAAAATTGCGTGATGTTTGTCGACAATTTCGACCCAAGCAAATCAGGCAATCCATTTGCTTATTTCACACAAATTGTATTCTATGCATTCCTGCGTAGAATTCAAAAAGAGAAAAAACAGTTATACATCAAATACAAGTCTACACAAACTGCTGGTATTCTTGATGAGTTTGAATTAAATGAAAATGAAGACGGTACGTTTAGACAGTTTGAATTGTATGATAACATCTCGGAGTTCATTGATAAGTGGGAAAATGCACGTAAAGTTAAAAAAGCCAAGAAGGCTGGTCTTGAGAAGTTTGTAGATGAGGAAGTTGTAAAGTGAAGATTGCTATCCTTGGCGATACACATTTTGGTATGAGAGGTGATAGCATTGCCTTTCATAACTACTACAAAGATTTTTATTTGAATACCTTTTTTCCTTATTTGGTAAAGCATGGTATTACTACTATCTTTCAGTTGGGTGATTTATTTGATCGTAGGAAATATATCTCTTTTCAGTCTCTTGCTCTTTGCCGTCGTTACTTTTTTGATCAGTTAGTCAAACACAATATTGAGTGTCGTGTTCTACTTGGCAATCATGATATTTTTTTCAAGAACACCCTCGAAGTTAATTCACCTAATCTGCTTCTAAGGGAATATGAGAAACATTTAATTCTTTATGACAAGCCATCTACTTGGATGGGAATCGATATCATCCCATGGATATGTAAAGACAATGAACTAGAAATAATGGAATTTATCAAGCGCAGCGAGAATCAAATTAATTTTGGTCATTATGAACTTGCTGGCTATAAAATGGATAAAATGAATATCAGTCATGAGGGTATGAATGCAAGTGTTTTACAGAAATATGATCTTGTTTTAAGTGGGCATTATCATCACAAAAGCAGTGATGGACATATTGTTTATGTGGGCACTCCTGGCGAAATTACATGGCTAGATTATAACGATGAACGTGGCTTTCATATCTTCGACACAGAAACTCGAGAGTTAACATTTATTTTGAACCCAAATAAAATGTTTTATAAGATACATTACAATGATGATAATCTATTCTATAATGATATTGTGAATACTGACTATTCGCATCTGAGTGGAAAGTATCTTAAAATTGTTGTTGAAAAACGAAATAATTCTTTTTTGTTTGATACTTTGATTGACACTATTACCAAAGTAGCACCACTAGAAGTTTCAGTTGTGGAAGATTTCTCAGAGCTCACAGCCAATGTAGAGATGGATGTAGACCAAGCAGAGGA